GCCCCGGCAAAAAGAGAGATGACAACGGCCATGGTCTACCTCGGCACAAGGGTTATCGTGGGTGCAACAGTATAAGTTACACGCAGATAGTCGTATGGCGACAGCCAAAATACCCCTGCGGTCAAGCCAACACCATAGAAAGTTACGTTGTCTCGGGAAAAGGCGATGGCCGACACGGTGCCGCCCGACACGATCAGATCGACCGAACGGCCGGTCGTGTTCTGGAGGGTGAAGGGCGACGCGCCCACGGTGACGCCGCGGGGTTGGATGTTCCAGCCAGGCACCTCGTCGATGCGAGGCGGCGCGGAGGCCAACCCCTCGATGGCCTCGCGCAGCACGGCGTCGGTGTCGTTGCTGTAGCCGCCGGACGGGCTCAGAGCCGCGTCTTGCAAGGCGTCGAGGAAGATCGACGGGTCGGCCGAGGGCGGCCCGATCTGCAAGTCCTGGAGCGACTCGGTGTTGGAGCCGCTGCCCGTCAGGACGAACAGGTTAAAGAAGAAGCGATACCACTCGCGCGTCATCAGCCCCGTGCTGGCGTCGATGACGGGGACGCGAGGCGCGGGGAGGTTGGTGACGTTAAGAACGCTAGGCATTGGTCGGCCGGATCGCCAACTCAGCGCCCATGATGGCGAGCTTCACCGGGTCGGTGCCGGAGATCTCGTACACTCGGTCGCGGATCTGGGTCGTCATGCCAAGGCGCCGCCAGATGGTGCGGTAGCCGAAGCGGCCGATCTTACCCATCGACTTCCAATGCTCATTCGACCAAGTGTGGCCGCCATCGTCCGACCACCGCAGCATGACCTGCGGGTCGCTGCCCTGGCCAGTGTTCAGCCCCACGCCCGTCTCGCAGTCGAGCTGCAAGCCGTAGTGCGTCGTGCGCTTGAGCGTGTTGGTGCCGGTCGGCAGGGCGCGCCAGGAGCGCAGCCACCGCTGGATCTGGTCGTCGTCGGCGTAGACGTCGAGGTCGAAGGCGTACAGCTTGCCGTTCTGGTAATCGCCGACGACAACCTCGTTGTTGAAGGCCATCTGGCAGTTGCTGCGGTGGCGGGTGAAGTAGTTGTAGACCCACCCCGCGCGCTCATGCCACGCGCCGGTAGCGATGTCGTAGACCCAGGTGGCGTCGGCGCTGGGGAAGGTCAGCACATAGAACGAGTGGCCATCCTGCTGGTAGGTGTAGGCAATCGCGTCCGAGAATGTGCCGTACTGCTGGATCTGCCACTCGACGGCGTGGGTCGAGATGCGGACAGCTTGGTAGCCGTTGGTGCGGTAGACGATGCCGCGACCGCGCGCGTCCGAGCCCAACCAGAAGACGCTGTTGTCCATCTTGGCGACGGAGAAGGCGGCGGCGCAGCCGACCTCGTTGAAGGCGCCCTGGATGCGCTGGAGCGGGAAGTCGGCGGTGCCGGCGTTGTACCAGACCTCGGTCGAGTTGGTGCCGAACAGCCAGACTTCGCGGTTGCTGACGATCAGCGAGACGAGGCCGTCGGGCGAGCCCTCGGCGCTGGCGAAGTCGAGCGGATCGACCTGCGTGCCTTCCAGCAGGTTCGTCACCCAGATCTTCTGGCTGTTCGGTTCGTTGAACACGAAGTAGCCGTCGAGGTAGCCGACGGTCAGCGCGCCAGGGAAGTCGATGTCGGTGATCTGCTGGAAGACGTTCGTGAGCGTGTTGTAGATGTAGCTGGGGCCGTTGGCAGCGATGAAGATCTGCGTGCCGTTGTCGGACATCGACACCGGGCCGGTGTTGTCCACGATGCCGAGTGGAGTGGCGTTCCAGCTCGTATCGACGCGGAACAGCACGTTGTTCGACACGACGTAGCCGAAGGCGCCCATTTGCCACATGCCGCGGATAGGGCCGATCCCAACCGTCGTAAGCAGCCGCAAGCCAGGCGCACGCTGAAGAAACGCCGGCTCCTTGCCCGCCTCGGGCACGATCTCGGGGAACAGGTTCACCATGCGGCTGTCCGCAGCGTTGACGCTGCGGGCGACGTAGGTGCTTCCCAAGATAGGTGAGCGCATGATATACCGCCGTCCTCAACTTACCGGAGTGTGCAAATGGAGACGTGGCGCGACGTAGTAGGGTTTGAAAGCACGTATCAAGTAAGCGATGTTGGACAAGTACGCAGTTTGCGTCCACCAAATTTTTCTCAGCGCAGGTTTAACGAAGCCGATGTGGCCGAAATGCGCCGTCTGACAGCCGAAGGCGTAAGCGCACGAAAGATAGCTTTGGTGTTTGGGGTTAGCCAAACCGTAATCAGTAAAATTTTGCGGGGCGCGGCGTATAAAAACACTATTTGTGTGCTTAGACCGGCGGTTAGGCGCGACGGATATCGTTTTGTAACGCTGTCTGTAGACAATAAACACTTTCATAAAACTGTTCACGGCTTGGTTGCGGAAGCATTTATAGGCAAACGTCCAAAAGGACACCACGTTAACCATAAAGACGGCGATAAAACCAACAATGCGGTCAGCAACCTTGAGTATGTTACCCCCAGCGGAAACGCTAGGCATTCGCGTGCCATACTTGAAAATGCGGAAAAATTGAACCCGGACAAAGTTAGAAAAATACGCGACGAAGTTAAAAAAGGCGTTCCCAGAAAAGAAATTGCGCGTAAATTTAACATTAGCGTTCACTTGGTAAACGCTGTTTGGAGAAAAATAGCTTGGGGTTATATTACTGACTGACATCAGTAATTGCCCGCGAAGACGTTAAATCTTTGCCTAGTCCCAACGATGCTGTAGGGCAGCGCCATCACGTCGTCGGGGTTGTTGATCCGCTTGAGGTTGCGCTTCGACGTCATGGCGATGCGCGACACCTGGAAGGACGGCTCAACGCCGAACTCCGGCGCCATCTCGCAAGCCAGATTGTAGCGGAAGGCGCGCAGGTAGCCCGGCGGGAAAGTCAGGTCGGTGGCCAGATTGGCCGGTTGCGACAGCGGGCGAACAGAGACGATGTGAAACTCCAGCACCTTCGTCGGAACCGGGTAAACGTACATCTCGATGTTCGGGTACGTCATGTTGACCCACAGCACCTGGGGGTAGGTGCTGGTGACGGTCTTCACGGCGATGCCGTTGTACTGCTGCTGATTGATCAGCTTGAGGCCGTAGGAGATGCCCGTCGCCGGATCGCGAAAGTAGGTGCTGTCGTCCACCAGGATCGGGCGGTCGCCTACGATATCGCCAGTCGGGCCAAAGGTGCGGAACCGCTGGCCGGGCGGCCACGTCTCCACTTGGTCCTGCGTCGAGAACACGGCGAGGCGCTCAGTGTTCCAACTGTCGATCATCTGGTTCATGGCGTTGAGAGCGTCCTGGGACGTCTCAGCGGACGGCGTTTCGCCCTCGGCCAGCACGCCCAGCAGACGGAGCGATCCGTTGATGATGTCGCCAGCCGTGGCCATGTCAGTCGTCCTTGTTGGCGCGCGGGCGGCCTCGTCGGCGCGGGGCCTCAGAGGTCATTGTATCATCCCCGGCGGCGCGTGCCAGCATATTGACGGGGGGCGCGTCAGGGCTCGCCATCCGCGTCCAGCCGTTCTCCTCGTCGTGCTGGGCCTCAAGGTCCATGAAGGCGACCTTAAAACCGTGCTGAGGGTGTTCAAGGTAGATGATGGGCATGTGAGCCTCAAAAGGTCGGCCCCCTGCCGAAGCAGGGGGCCGGGTACATTACACGACGCGGTAGAGCACCCAGGCGCCTTCGCCGCTCTTGCGAGCGACGAACTGCGCGCCAGTCGCAATCGGGATCGTCATGGTCAGCGAGCCGGAGATCGTCCAGCCCGTGTTGGTGACGATAACCGCCGTGCCGGAGCCGGAGCCGAGGTTCACCAGACGGAAGGTGAAGGACGTCCCCACCTTGTCCGAGTTCGACAGATCCGCTTCCAGCGCCGCCACGGTGGGCAGCGTGTAGTTAACCGACGCGGAAATGCCAGAGTTGGCCAGGATAAGGCCGTTCAGCACCTGAGCCGCAGTCAGGGTCGCCGCCGTCGTAACGGAGACGGGCTCGGGGATCGCG